AAAGATCAAGCTATTGAATTTTGTAAGAAAGCTTTAGAATTTGCCCCAACAGACAATCGTCTTTTGAGTAATCTGGAGTTAATGAATGAGTGACTATCAAAGACTAAGAACGCCGTTCACTAACATGAGTTTTACTCCAGATGTGCCCAGCAATGCTTTGGGTCCAAATGAATACAACTCAGGGTTGAATGTCGAGGCTGATGTCCGTGGGGTAAAGAAGATCTACGGCGAACAAGAGATTCTGTCTGCCATTCCTGGCAACCCTATCTTTATGGATGGTGGTTTTCGCAGTGAAACAAGCTTTGTCTATGTTGTCGCTACTGTAGAGGGTAAGTGGTACATGCTGACCGCTGGTGGTATCACCAATATCACTCCCGGCGTTGGAGCCAACCCTAACGTGGCATTAAGTGGTTATAACAATGACTTAAACATCACTACTTCTTGGGTGGGCAGTGTGTTTTTTGTTAACGACACTTTGCGGCCTCCAATGTATTTTCTGCCAACAGCGACAGAAATCTACATTTACGACAGCCCTCCCGACAACTATGTCTGGAACTATGACATTGGTGTATCTGCAACCAGGGCAGGCTTTGTGCGTAACTTCTGTTCCCCTAACGTGGGCAACATCCTGATTGCAGGCAATATCACCAAAGACTTTACGGCTGGATCTACTGTTAACTATCCCACCACTGTTCGCTGGTCACAGGCATTTGCAAATACTGGTGTTCCAGCATCTTGGGAACCAACTTTAAATAACGTAGCCAACGAACAAGAGATTCCCGTGCGTGGACCAATCATTGACGGGTTCTTTTTTGGCGGTAACTTCTACGTTTGTTCCTACTGGGACACTGTTGTTTTTTCTCCAATTGCCTATCAAAACAGCACTGCCCCTATTTTTGGCATCCGTCTGTATAACCAAGGTCGTGGGTTGATCAACAACAACTGTTGGACCAATACCGATACCAACGTCTATGGGGTGGACAGCAGGGATATTTGGGTGTTTAACGGGTCTGATTTTTCTCCATTGGGTAACCAAAAGGTTCGGGATTACTTCTACTCAAACCTTAGTCCTACATATGCTGAGCGTCTTTTCATGGTCAACAACACTCAAAAGAACCAGATTGAGATCTACTATCCTGATCTGACCTCGACTGGGTGGTGCAATCGTATGCTTTCATACCGATATGACTTGCAGGTTTGGAATGCTCCCAAGCAGATCAATGGTGCCTGCAATGCTTGTGAAGCGCCAATCTTTACTTCTGGGGCTTTTAAGCTGACCTCTAGGTGCGTTACATACGCCCGTGGAGGGGTGGCAAGCCAAAAGTTGATACAGACAGGCCAAGGCAACTCTTTCATCAACTCAGCGCCCATTCCTACGCTGTTTGAGCGCACCAACATGACTTTGTCTACCGACACTGGTCCTGTTCCGTACAGTTCTAGGGTCTATGTCCACAGACTGTTGCCTGAGATTGCAGGTACTGGGACGGTCAATATCACTGTTGGCGGGGCTAACTCCACTGCTCAAACCCCTGTTTATGGGGCTACTGGGGTTACAAACATTTCTACGGATACTCCCTGGGTGACAACTCAGCAAAACAATGTGCGGACTGTTTCTATAAAAGTAGAATCAAACGATGCTACAAACGCCTGGAATCTGACCGCCATGAACTTCCAAGCGACTGTCACTGAGGATGCTTTCTAATGCCCTTTTTGCTTGACGGTAACCCAACAACATCAGAAATCTCTGATGCGCTTAACTATGTGTTGAGTAACTTCAACACAAGTTATACCGCTGACCCTAATACAGGTCAAATAACGGGGCCTACAGGTGACGTACAGGGATATTTATACCAATACATGGCTATCAAATATGCCGATAGCTTTGATGGTTCTGTTAACTTTAGCAATTCGCCTACAAACAGGCAGTACTTTGGCATTCGCAATAATGCTGATGCGGCTGAATCCAGTAATCCAGTGGATTACATTTGGACAAAAGCAACAGGTGGTTTTGGGGTTACCAAATTTCTTTGGTTCATATGTACTGGTGGTCGGCAGATTCAATTTGCAGTTGCCACTGCGGCTCCAGATGCTGGTTGGCTAGTAGACCCAGGGGCATCCATCGACCTTGATGTGGTGACATCTGGGAATATCCCGGTGATTGCGGAAACATTCTTTTCGTACTTTACGCCAGCCACAATGCAAGTGCCAAGGTCTGGTAACCCTCTTTCTCCAGTGTTTACCAACGTCAACCCAGTCATGTTTTCTACTGATGGCGGCGTTGTTATTGCATTTACTGACGCACAAACAGACAGTAATGTGGGGTTTGTCAATAACTCTTGGCGTATTGGTAACTCATCTACTACTGGTAATGCAGATATCTCCTACACCAATGTAACCATTGGCAATCCAACTGATGGTGGGGATTATGCTTTGTGGCCTGTACCGACAGCAATGTCTGCCAGCCCTGCATATATCAACGTCCCAGTTAGATATAAAAACAGTTTGGGTGTTGTTACTCAAGCATCTGTAGCTAGGCTTCAGCTTGTATTTGCAGATCCTGGCGCTGATGGTCTTGCTGGATCATCAATTGATATATCTGGATATACCAGCTTTGCTCAAAATCCTGGTGGGGCATTTACTCCAACTACAGCTACTTTGTCAGCCATATTGGTAAATGTGACCTCTCCAACATATGCTTGGGTAATATCTGGAGCCACTCCTACCTCTGCATCCACAGCATCTGTAGTGGTTACGCCAACATCGTCATCTCTTGGGGTAACAGTAACGCTGACCGTTAATGGATCTAACTTGTTAAGTCCGATTAGCAAAACAGTTACTTTGCCCGTTGTTTACGATGGTGTCCCAGGTGTTGCCGGGGCTAACGGAGTAATGTCGGCATTTCCGTCTATCTATCTGTGGACAGGTTCTTCAGTGCCTCCCACAAGGCCCTCAACGACCTCTACATACACTTGGAGTACTGGTGCCTATACAGCGCCTACTTTGTGGTCTACACAGCCTCCTACCAATACTACGGCTGGCAACTATCTTTGGGAGATCACAATCCCCTTGAATGTGACCGCCACAACCACTACGTCCACCCTTGATTGGACCGATGTCACCTACGCCATCCGTGCTATTGCTTATAACGGGGCCAATGGTGTTAACGGGACCAATGGGACTAACGGGGCTAATGGTGCGCCTGGAGCGGCTACTTTTGTTATTACAAGGTCAGCAAATGATTCAAGTGCGCCAACAAATGCTGAAGTCAGTGCTTTGTTGGGCAGGAATCCTATTGCTGGCGACATTTGTACTGTTAGCTATAACGCTGGTAATAATGCTGTTGTTTATCGCTTTGTAACTACTTGGACATTATTCCAAACCTATATTACTGGTAGTTTGATTGTTCAAAATACCATTACATCAGACAAGTTAAGCGTTAGTCAGTTGTCGGCTATATCAGCTAACTTAGGCACTGTTACTGCTGGTGACCTTTCTATTGGTACTAATCCTGCATTATCTGGCATTACCATGACTGGTACTGGAAGTCATTTGTATTCCAATGGTAATTTTGCATTTGGTAATTCATCTACCAACATGGTGTTTAATGGAAGCAATGTATTTTTAAATGGTTTTGTTGATGCATCAACATCAACTTTTAGTGGTTATTATAATTTGTTAGATAATTATGTATATCCTACTCATACATTTAATATAGTTAAAACATCCCAAGTAATATATGGAGTAAATTTTGGAATACAATTTTCTACAACTAATGTTGCGGTGCAATCTGCTAGAGTAACAATTGTTTTTAATATTTACCCAATATTAAATGCGACTAGCATGGTACCTGGATTTTATTACTATATAACAACAATAGGCACAACAAATTTTGTTTCTTTAGGTGCCCCAAGTAATACAGTTGGAATTGGTTTTACCAAAAATTCTGTAACTCCTACTGGATCGGGTACAGTTGCTCAAGACAACGCTGGATTAGACCAATTTTTTACTGGCAATAGTTATGGAGTAAATTTGCAAGGCGCAAATAGAAGTTTTGCGTTTTATTCAAGTTATACAGGCGTATTAAATTTGCCAACAAATGCCAATGGGTATGTATTAACTTTAACAAACACAAGCACTCAATATTGGAACGCCAGTGGCACACAAATATTCCCAATACAAAATGACGTACAAGCCTTTTATGTAAAAGGCTGGAACTACACGCCAAAGATTTAACAAGGAAACATTATGGGTGGATTTTCATCACAAGTACAGCAACCACAGGCAAGCCAGCCTACATCTGGCAAGGGTGGTCCTATACAAAGTATCCTTCCAAAGCCTAATCAGGATGTCGCACAACCTATGCCTGTAGCACAACCTGCTGTCATGCCTGAAGTTGGCGGGGGTAAGGGCCAAAGTAATTATGAGCAACCTGCCCAATATTCACCCCCTGACGGCACTATGGGCGGTAAAGGCACATCTACCAATTCAGCCACTTCTGGACAACCCAGGATGGGCCAGCCAAATAACTATGCAAACACTATTCCCCAGTGGGATAATGCATCACAGCAATTGACACAACCCGCTAAACGTAGCGGCAAAGGGAAAGGCGGCTAATCATGGGTGGCGGCAAATCATCAGGTTCTAGTAACCAAGTTACAACACCAACTCTTACCCCAGAGCAAAATGAACTTTTAAAAGCTCAAACAGGTTTTCTTACAAAAACAGCATTCCCAGCTTATCAACAAACTATTAGCGGGGCTCAAACCGCTTTCAATCAGACTTCTCCTGCCGCTACTACTGCCGCTCAAACGGCAATGGATGTTGCTGGTCGATCAGGTGCTTTGCAAGAACGTACTGGTGCTGGTGCCCTTACAAGCGGCATTAGAGGCCTTCAATCCTTGTTTGACCCCCAGTATGAGCAACAACAAGTTAACTCTGCGTTGTTGTCTGGCATTGAATCTGGGCGTGAACTGGTAAACCAACAAGTTGCTGGGTACGGTGGTGCTGGCGGTTTAGGTTCTATGAGAAGCGCTTTAGCCAACAAGAACCTTGCTAGTTTGCAAGAGCAACGCCAAGGTAATGTTGCCGCTACTACCCGTGCTGGTGTGCAGGCAAACAAAGCCGCCGCCGCTAAAGAATTGGCTAGTTTTGGTGGTCAGAACCTTACTGGCGCACAACAGTCTGCCGCATCAAGGATTGGGTTTGCTGGAACACCTCAAGATGTGTATTCCAAATATGCATCCGTGATCTTTGGTACACCTCAACAATCTACGACACCTAACTTTGCTGGCACACAGGGTGGTACTCAAGCTGGCGGTGGGTCTAGCAAAGGCTTTAAGATCGGTTAAGGAGCAGATATGGCTGACAAATACATGCCAGGATTGCAGTTCCAAGATTGGAACAGTATGTCTACTGGCGGCGGTGGTGGTCTGGGCAGTCTTGCCGCTTTGTTTTTGGCTGACCAAATGGGTCTTGTTGATTTAAGTAACAAGTCTCAACAAGCAGACATTCAAAGTCATGGCATTTTGGGTGGGTTGCTTAAAAACAAAATGATGGGACAGCCCCCGGCAGGATCTGCGCCTGCGCCTACATCAAAGCCTGTTGGTCCTGTTTCATTAATGGGCAATGACCAACTACAACAAGCAATGAGCATGGATCAGGCTCCTGCTGGACCTGTAGCACCGACTGCGCCTCAAGCGCCTATGGCTGGTATGCCAAGCATTAATAACTTTGCTTCTTATGCGCCAGATGCTTCTCAATATGGTTCTTATGATCCAGAAGATATAGAGTCATCTCTTTCAAATTTTGCAAAACTGCTTACATTAGGAGCGGCTTAAATGGCTTTTAATGAACAACAAGTTAGAAATGACCCTGTCAATGTAGGGATTGCTGGCCTAGAAAGCGGCGGGGATTACTCTGCCAAGAACCCAGAAAGCACTGCCACAGGCAAATATCAATTTATTGAGCCTACGTTTCTAGGTGTTCAAAAGAACAACCCTGATCTGCCTAAAGTTAACTTTGAGCAGTTTAAAAAAGATCCTGCTGTACAAGAGCAATACCAAGCGGCGTTGCGTCAAGAAAACCAGTCAGCACTTAAAAAACGTGGTCTTGATGTAAGCCCATCCAATGAGTACATATTTCATTGGGCAGGCGCACCCAAAGGTACCGCTCTTTTAAAAGCTCCTGATGATTCGACATTAGGTGATTTTTTTAGCGCCAATGTTTTAAAGAAAAATCGTCTTACTGCTGATATGTCTGTTGGAGAATTTAAGCAGTCTATTAGCGACAAGATGGTCAAGGCTATGGGTACTACAGCAACCGCTGGTGGATCCAACTCTGTAAAAGCTGAACAAGCACGGTTGGCTGAGTTGGCTGTTAAGGCACGGGCTGAAGGTAACTCTAGCGCATCTCCATCCAGTGCATTTCCTGTTACACCTCAAGTGGCTAAAGAAGTCTCTGGTGATGGTTCTTCTGGCAGTGGGATTAGAGCCGCACCACTACCTTTGACTCTTGAGCAAAACACTCAACTCAAAGAACTAGACAAAATCAGCGCAAAAGTTGCTACGCTTGATCAAGGTACGCCTGAGTACAACATGGCTGTTGCTGACGGCCTAAAGAAAAACTACGGCCCCAACTGGGGAATGGCTCTTGCGTCTGCACTTTTTGGTGATAAGCAAGGTGCCTTGATGTGGGTGACTGGTGGTAAAAACTCTGCCCCTCAAATTGCTGAAGCTATTGTTGACGGCACAAATCGTCAAGTGTGGATTAACAAAAACGAACGTGGGGACACTTGGTTTACAGACCCAAGAACGGGCGCACGTTTGCCTGACAGCATTGCAATAACTGCAACAACGCCTGAAGGTGCAATTGGTACTGCACAAGCACGGGCTGGTGCGCTTGTTTCCCCACAGGGTATTTCTAAAAAGTTCAGTGGTCCAGAAGCCGCCGCACATGCAAATACTGGTGCTGTTGTTCAAGAAAGAGCCCAACAACTTGGTAGAGAAAACTCATTGATTTCTGACATCAGTTCACAAACCAAAAAGTTTTCTAATGCTTTGAGTAATGCTTTAAGAAGCCCTAATGCTGAAGCTTTTACTAGAGCAATCACTTCTATTAAAGGCGGCTTGGTTGACGAAGCCAAGTTAAAAGAAGCGGCAACATTGGCTGGTATTGACCCTGCTGATCGTGGAGAGTTTCAACAGTTTCTCAGAAACATTGCAACCATCAACAAGAACGACATTGGCCTTGAAGGCAAACATGGCCCTGGCGCAGGTGCACATGGCGTGTTGGACATTGAAGGTGGTGCACAGGGCATACAGCAATACCTTGCTAAACGAAGTGGTAGTTATGCCGCACAAGATGCCTGGAATAACTATTATGAGCAATACAAAGGCGAAAAACCTGTGCAACAGATTGCCAATGAATTTATGCAATCTGATACTTATGCTGGCATCAAAAACTATGAAAAATTATTAGCCGCCAAGATGGCAGGCAAAAAACCAAACATTCCAGATGGCGCACCTATTGTTAATTACAAAGGTGGAAAGCTAGTGCCTGGGGTGTACGACAGTAAAACTGGAAAGGCAAAATAACATGTCGCTTGATCTTGATGATTTTGATGCGCCAGTAGTAGAAGTACAAGTTGCCAAACCTGATGGTCCTGTTGCGCCCTCTGCCGCCGCTTCTACTTCTGCCGCACCTGCTGTAGCAGTTGCACCGCCGTCACCTTCCAGTACATTTTCTCAAGCAGTTGCTATTGCCAAAACAGAATCTAAAAAAGCAGTATCTCAATTTGGGAAAGAATATGGCGCTGACATAAAGGGTGCTTTAAACCCAATTTACTATAACGAACAAGGTCCACAAGATTACACAAACATTGATTGGGCACTGACTCTTCCACATGCCGCTGTTGAAGCTGGTGTTGGATATGGTTTAGCCAAGCGTGGTGCCAGAATGATGTCTGGGCAATCAAGCGCTGAAAAAGAAGCATCTAGGCAATATGCTGAACAAAACAAATTGGCTAGAGAAAAGTTTGAGTATCAGAAATTACAAGATGCTAGACAGTTAAAGCTTGCTCAAGCCGCTCAAACAGCACAGCAAGCACCTGTGCCTGTCAAGCCTACACCTATCCTAAAGATGGGGCCTATGAGCCTTGCAACTGCTGTTGGTGGCGCTCCTGGTGGCGCTCCTGGCGCACCATTCACCGCTCCTCCTCCCGCTCAGTCTGCACCTCCAGTGGGTCAGGCTCCTGCGGCTGTAGCGCCCACTGCGGCACCAGATCTGCCCCCAACTTTGGCACCCACAGAACCTACCAGTCCTTTTTCACCCCCGGCACGTGTTGCTGATGTGCCAGCAACAACTGTTGATGTTGCAAGAGAGATTGGACCTGCTGTTGACACGCCTGACAAAGTAGCGGCTATTGGTCAACAAACAACTACTCCTGTTGCAGAGGAATTTAATCGGTACATGAATATTGGAGCAACCCCTGCCGCAGGTGTGGCACCTACTGAAGAGCCGCCCAAGCCTGCCGCCGAAACCAAAAAGACTGGTGGTAGACCAACCAAGCAAGCTGTTGCGGCTGAGATGAAAGGTAAGGTATTTAAAGAAGGTTTTGGTGGTGCTGACAACTACCTTGAAAAACAAATGGGTCCTGACATCCGTAGGTTTATGAAGGATGAATTTAACCAGGGCAAACCTTATGGTGGTGGTCAAGCCGCTATGGACAAAGCTTATGCTGACATCAAAAAGTATGACACATGGCTAAAAGAAAACATCCCTGTTCAGACCTTGAATCGGGAAGAGCGCAAGGCTATGGGTGTTCCACCGCCTAAAGACTATCCTGTGCTTGGCAAAGCAATGAAGGTTGGCGGTGCCGCTGGCCTTCTTATGACTGCTGGTCAAGCCGCCAATGCTAGAGAGGCTATGGGTAATGTTGCAGAGGCGTTATTGCCCCTAGGTATGACCCCATCTGAGCTTGCCCCAGGTACACTGACTAAGAAGCAATTGGATGCCTACAAAGAGGCTCAAAAGCTTGGCAGTCCTTATCGCTCAGTACCACCGAGGTAATCATGGAAGTCCAACAACTATTCAATGCTATCGTCAGCGTGGCTGGGTTCCTTGCTGTCTATGTGATCAACACATTGACTAGACAGATTACCAAGCTTGAAGACAAGATTAATGACATGCCTCACGCATATGTCACAAAGGATGACTATCGTACTGACATAGCAGAGATCAAAGACATTCTCAAACAGATTTTCAACAAGCTAGACAACAAACAAGACAAGTCCTGATGTGGACCCCTTAACGGCATTTGCGCTGTGCAAAGGTGCTTATGAGGGCATAAAAGGTTGTGTGGCTGTCTATCAAGACTTAAAAAAAACAGGCCATGATTTGTCAAATATCACCACTGAAGTTGGTGGTTCACTGTCAAAGTTTTTCAAAGGCCATGCCGAGCTTGAAGCCAGCCACGAGAAAGCAGAAGTTCAGCGAGAAGACAATCAGAAGAAGGGAATCAAAGACGATCTTGCCACACAAGCCATAGACAATGTAATGTATCTCAGGCAAACCAAGCAGTTTTACGCTGACTTAGAGAAAATGGTGCGCTGGGAGATGGGGATGCCTGATCTCTGGCGTGAAATCGTTGAAGAGTATCAAAAGCTGTTAGACCAGAAATCAGAGCAGGCGGCTATGGAACTGCATCAAAAGCGGGTGAAAGCATGGCGGCGACAAAGATTAAAAAATCAAATTCTGAACAGGGTGCTGGAAACGGTGGCGGTGGTTTTCGTAATAGGATACCTGATATGCCTAATGTGGATGATAAATCTGAATCATCGGGGTCTTTTGGATACCTTTTTGTTCTAGTCCTGTTTGCACTTGTTTTTGTGTTGATGTTGCCCCTTGTTGGGATGATGTACGTAGATACGATGGTGGTGCGGCGTGAGGCAAAAGCACAAATGGAGAAAGTAGAAAAACTGCGTAAGCAAGTTGAAGAAGATGCCACAAGAGAACCCAAACCAAAATGACACTTTAAGCAAGGTGCTGGCCTATGTGGACAGCCCATTTAAATTGATAGCCATTTTGATCATGGGAGTTGTAGCTTTCTCAGGATACTTTGTTTGGCAAAATCAGGATTTATTGGTGGGGGCATACCGGGAAAACCAAAAAATGCCATCTATTGCAGAAGACAGAATTGAGGATGCGGCCTCTCACTTGTTCAAACACACCGGGGCGGTGGTGGTGGCGGTGTTTAAGGTCAACCCCATGTTTGGCACACGGGTGCTACACAGAGCGTACACACGGGAAGGCCGGGACAAAATAAATGATGGATTGGATGTTGGTTTGTTTACATCCAATTCATCCAACAACAGGGATGTGGTGGCGTTAATGGCAGGGGAAATAACCTGTGGGTCTTATACCCAAGCGCAGAGCGAGATTGGCCTTTGGTACATTGAGAAGGGTATGAACTTTGGGTGTAGAGTGGGTGTACCGCCTGACCCAAGTAGGTTCATTGGACAGATCACCGTTGGATGGGCTGAACAGCCTGAAGACATGGAAAAGATTCACAACCTGTTGCTCATAGCGGCAACCATGCTTACAAGGAGCAAACAGTAATGCTGACACTATTCTCAACCCTAATCTCTTTCTTAATGGGCGGCTTGCCAAAGCTGTTGGAGTTTTTCCAAGACCGCAGTGACAAAAAACATGAGATGGCCCTGGCCCAACTTCAGATCCAGCGGGAATTGGAGATGCGGAAACTGGGCTTTGAAGCACAAGAGCGGGTCGAGCATATTAAGTCTGAGCAACTAGAAATTGAAACCAAGTCGCAAGACAGGCAAGCCTTGATTGGCGCACAGCAAGCTGAGATGCAGGCCATATATGCCCATGACACCAGCTTAAATGAGGGCACAAGCACCTGGATGAGGAATCTGAGGGCATCTGTACGCCCGGTCATCACCTACGGCTTCTTCATGCTTTTGGTGGGCATTGATTGTGCACTGATCTGGCACGGTTTCAACAACAGTGTAAGCTTTCAAGAGATGGCTGAACAACTGTGGGACAACGACACCCAGGCTCTGTTTGCCTCAATCATTGCCTTCCATTTTGGCGGCAGGGCGTTTGGAAAATGAACGTCAGCCCAAAAGCTGTAGAGATGATCAAGCACCATGAAGGTGTGCGGTTTAAGCCATATCGGTGCCCAGCACAACTTTGGACAATAGGAGTCGGACATGTTCTTTACCCAGATCAAGGCAAGTTACCAATGGATCAAAGAGGCGCTTACCAATTGCGTCCAGAAGATAACCGCACGTTTACAAAGGACGAAGTAGATGGAATTCTTAGAGCCGATCTTGCAAGGTTTGAACGTGGAGTGGTCCAGTTTCTTCCAGTCATACTTACCCAAGGTGAATATGATGCTTGCGTCAGCTTTAGCTTCAATGTTGGTTTGGGAACACTACAAAGATCAACCTTCCGTCAAAAGGTTATACGTGGAGATAAGGCGGGTGCTGGCGAAGAACTCTTAAAGTACTGCATGGCAGGGGGGAAGATACTTAAAGGCCTGCAAAACCGCCGTATCGATGAAAGGGCCCTTTTCCTCAGTGTATAGGGTCGCCTAAGATTCTCTTTATGTGGGCATCGCTACATGCCTGAAAGAGTTCTATTTGCTTGTATAGATGTATGACTTCTTCAGTCACATCTATCTGCTTAACGATGTCACCCTCTGGTGTGCGCTCAATGAGTGCATATTGCCATGTGTTCATATGTCTGTGAAGAAAAGTATTGAGATTGAGACAATCCCGGCTACTACGAATCCAAGTAATAGCACTAGGAACCAGCCAATAACTTCCATCATACGGCCCTCACTACTCTTTGACTACGCCCTGACCCGCTCTTCTTTCTAAACCCAGTGTCGACAATCAGGCCTTTTCTGATTAGCGGTGCGAACCTGGGGGTAATGCTGTGGGACCTGTACTGATATAGCGCCCGTTCTACTTCTTCTGCTGTACAGCCATTGGGGAATTCTTTGATGACCTCATAGACCAGTTGTTCAAGGTGGGAAGACTGCACTGTTTCAGCGGCCTCCTTGCTGGTGTCTGGGTCCTCTGTACGTGCCATTTGCTTGGGGTTTGTGCCAAACAATTTGTTAAACCAGTTCATAGTTTTTCCTTTAGATGGGGTACTTGCATTGCTTTCCCCCGGTTGATTACTTGTTCTTTGCTCCAGGGGGACGGCCCCGGCGCTTTGTGGGCGCACTTGGGGTTTCGGCCTTGGTGCCTAGATCCCATTCCGACTCTTCAACCGACTGCACAATCGCTTGGATCTTGCGGATTTGGTCAAAGTCAAAGGTTTCAATGGTGACCAAGCCACCGCCAATAATTTGCATTTCAAGTTTATACATTTCATTTCCTATTTAAAAAGGGACATCATCATCAGCGATTGGGGCGCTTTTGCGTGTGGGTTGGTCAGACTGTCTAAAGGTTTCGCCTTTCTTTTTGATTTGCAAAGACATCCACTTTCCGTCCTTGCCATCTTTAATCCAAGCGTTTAACCAGAATTCAACACCATCTACGTTGATAGACCCGTTGTAGTCACTGTGGGTTTCGTTCTCCTTCTTTTTGTTTTTAGAAAGAGATCCCCTGTTCGTTTTGTCAAATTCAGCCACTTATTTTCCTTTCGCAAGTTCAGCTTGTTTTTTAATTGCAGACCGAGATTTACTATCCAACAATCCCCAAAGGAATGTCTTCTCTTCAGAGTCGGTTATCTCTGAAACTTCTTCATAGGCACCCATGACATCGTCTTGGTCCATGTGGTCCTTCACTGATATGGCAACGTCACGCAACAAGCTTTCCCGCTTGGGGTCGATCAGTACGCCTTCTGTAGGCCTGTGCTTGGGTGCGGCAGTCTGTCCTGTGGTTGCGTCCAAGATGTCATGCTCGACCACCTCAAGGGCACTTACCCACAAGTACCTTCTTTGATAAGTTTCAACAGCGCCCATGTTCTGAATTGGATGCACACCTTTTAGGTTTGCTTCAGCCATAGGACTGGTTAAAACGATGTTTGAGCCATCTTCTGTGTCGGTGATGGTCAAGGTAGCCAGTTGAGCATCAAAGCTCACCACGCCACACAAACCAACATCTGAAAAGATTTGCTGAATCTGGGGAAGAAAATCCCCCAACTCAAAATACTGGAACCCAGCAAACTTGTTTAGCCCTGACTTTTTCAGGGGGGTGCCCTGCAATCTGATACGGGCCTGCATCAATTTTTTGTGTACGGAACTCATTTCTTTTCTCCAAAAGCCAATTCATATTCTGATGTGATGATGTAGTGTTGATCCTCTTCATATAGGTCGCCGAAGCGCCCAAAGTGGTTCTCTTTACAGCATGACCATTTGTCATCTTTAGGTTCTAGGCAGTAGTAACAGTACTCTGTATCTGACCGCAAGAACTCTTCTTTCATTTGTTGATAAAACTCTTTCATTTTTCACGTTCCTTCATCATTGCATCTGCCATGTAATACGCCGCTTTGGCAAACTCTTCATACTCAAAGTGACCTTTTTGTATAAAAGCTTGCATTGCTCTGGCGGCAAAATAATCCCTCAACGACATGCCTCCCCACGGGGACTGTTGCGGCAAGGGAAATGCCGGGACATTCACTCTCACAGTGTTGACTCCAAGTATTGAATGGATGCATCCCGCATGAGATCGGTTATGTCTTGTCCATCAGGTGTTTGTACGCCCTTCAAGACATACTCATCAAGCATGTCTCTTTCGTACACCAGCACCAGTCGAACATCTTTGTATTCAACACACTTTGAGTACTGTTGCATTGCCAAGTTGTAATGAACAACATCTTTTTCCCAGTTCATCGCTTACCTCCAACTACTTTTAAGGGCTTAATTTCTTTTTCTGGAGGGGGTGGCTCCATAGTGAGACTGGGGGGTGTCCAGCCATATCGCTTCCAAGTGGCCTGCACATCAGCACCGCTTGTCCACGTATAGTTTTTATGTTCAACATGAACCCAGGGACGGGTGATCTTTGTGCCTTTAGGTGGGGTCCAGTTCATATCTTCTCCTCAAATGGGTCGCCCCAGGTTGAATGCACACCAGTATGCATATTGAGATACCCATCATCTTGCTTGATGATGACTTGGCCTTCATCAGATATCCATGTGTCGCCTGACTTGACATAGGTATGCTCAGTCGAGGCTTTGAATGAATCACTGGTGAAGTAAGTGATGCCAGAAAACAGATTGGTAAAGATGCTCATAGCTTCTCCGCAATCATGTTTGCAAGGGTTTCTTGGACCTGCCAAGCCGCCTGGGTAGCGTTACCCTGCAACAGCATCACAAGGGCCTTGGTGAGGTCTTCTTGATGGCTTAAAGCACTATGGCTGTCACCCAGCAACTCAAAGAAGAATTGATCTTTGCTGACCTTTTTGAATTTCAGGTCAAACATCCAGTCATCTGAGTCTTTGAAATCTTTAATGTAGCTCTGGATAGCTATTTCACGGGTTAATTCGCCTGCGTCTGCTTTGTCGATGATGGCTTGGTGCTGGTTAAGCAAGCGATCGTAGTGTTGGTCAATGCTCATTTGACCTCCACTTCTACACTGTTGGAATACATCCAAATAATTGCATCCATCTTGCCAACCATCTTTGCAAGAGGTATTGCAATGGAATCATATTCGGCTGATTCTGCTTCAGCACCACGGTGCTTTTGGTAGGCATCCAACGCTTTGTTTATTTCTGCTTGGATCTCAATTAAGTCGCTAAGTTTCATTTGGTTTTCCTTTGAACTCCGACATGGAGTAAGTGAACTGTATTTGCTTTATTGCCTATTGTCAAACACAACATCATAATACCTCACCTAGTCCTGGGGTTATTGCATTTACCGACAATAGTTGCTACTATACCGCTATGAACATTCAAGACCTACAAAAGCACACCACCCTGTACAAGGTGGCTTTGCTTCTCAACCTCACCCCTCCCGCTGTCTACAAATGGAGAAAGAGTGGCATTCCTCCTTTGAGACTTTATCAACTGAAAGAACTGAAGCCTGAATGGTTTGAAAGGAATGAAGATGGAACCTGAAGACGAAGCCTTTGAAGAATTGGCGCTCAAGCAAGGCCAATGGCACCATGAATCTGGCTGGCGTAAGAAGCAAATAGCCCACATGGACATGCATTCACACCCTGCTGAATTTGTTCACCTGCACCGCAATGACACCTTGGAAGAGGTTGCCCGTGAGATAGAGCAGTTTGCTGGCCCGTTTGGCAGGGACACAGTGCAGTCTTTTGCCGCTTTGGTGAGAGGAATGAAGCGATGAGCGACCACCAAGCGGATGCGGCTAGATACACATTTTTTAAACTACCCAAGGTGGTGGGCTATTGGATGTTTCCGGGCAGTGCGGAGGGCATTGGAATGAAGCTGGCTTGCTACAAGAAACCCCGTTGGCTCACCATCAAGTTGATGTATTGGCTGTTGGAATTTCAATACAAGGAAGAAGAATGACTTGGCCCTTCCCACAACACCCGTTGCCACCATACAGGGAACCAAAGAACCGCAAACCTACATACCCAACAGATGCAGAGGAAGCGCCGATATGACACAAGATTTAAAAGTTGGAGACATTGTGCAAGTCACACCAGACAAAGAAATGTTTGGGGCTTGCATGGTCGTGGTGACAGAACTCAAGAGTTTTGGCATTCAAGGGTATGTGCAATCTGCTGGCATACCTGGACAGCAGTACATCCGCTTGAAGTTTGATGAATATGAGCCTACTGGCGGGAAAGCTGTGTGGGTTGTTGGAGAACAAGCATGAGCAAACACGAAATCGACATCATGTGGCAACAGGCTATGCGTCAGTCTATCGAAGAGGGTGAGATGTTTACCCGCTATCACTTTGCCAAACTTGTAGCAGAGAGAGCATTGTCAGACCCCATGCGTGAAGTGCAGAGGTTGGGGCAAGAGATTGAGCAAGAGCCTGTCGGCATGGTAAAAGATTTATTTACATCTACCGCATGGGAAAGACTTGATGTGCGTGGAAGCACAAAAGTTTATCTTGATATCCCGCCACAGCCAGAGCAAGAGCCTGTGGCGACATTAGAAGACCTTGAGCAAGAAATCTATCAAAACACACGGAATTTTATATCTCGTGATGTTATGGAGTGGATGCTCAGGCGTTACTACACCACCCCACCACAGCGCACATGGGTAGGGCTGACTGAGCAAGACCTTGATTACCTTTGTAACTTAGCCTATACCGGAGATGAAGAATTTGCGTTAGCAGTGCAAGCAAAACTTATGGAGAAGAACGCATGACACCGCTTGTGCAAAAAGCTGTCAGATTTGCGCCAGAACCAGAAACCGCACTTTGGTTTGATGTTGGTCAAATGCAAAGCACTCTTGAAATGAAAGTGCCAGCAGATTTCTTAATGCACCTTCCATCCAAAAGAACGGGGATTGTTGGCCTTGATACAGCGGGGAAAGATTTTGCCCTATGGTTGCTTAAGGGCGAAGGTTCTGTGACCGTTGGAGGCTGTTCAATGTGGCATGGAAAATACTTCCCGCCTTATGCTTACATGGCAACTGATGACGGGTTTAAGATTTACCAAAAAGACAAAGAAATAACGATTGATGATGTAAAGCCTGTACATCGTATGGTGCTTGCTGTGTTGGTCAAAATCAATGCACAAGCGCAAGGTTATAGGGCAACACCAAAGCGCACATTTCTAAATCAAAAGCGGCAGGCAAAAGGCAAATCAGCATTGACATTTGATTGGCACACGATTGAGATTGAGCCGCCAAAAGTTAAGAACGACCCCCAAGGTGGCACACACGCAAGTCCAAGAAGGCATCAAGTCAGAGGGCATTGGCGCACCTATAAATCGGGCGCAAAAGGATGGGTCAAAGAGTGCTGGAAAGGCGATGCAAGCAAAGGATCTGTTTTTAAAGATTATCAATTAAAGGAGAACACATGAAAGCACGAAAAGTATTCCACGCACTGATGTCATCAAAAGGCTATACAGATGCCGATCTAGCAATGGATGGAGACAAGTACGCCACCCCCGCTATGCAAGGGCGCTGGAACTATTTTTTGGCAGGCTGGGAGATGAGGGGTGTGATGTGAAAGAAGTCTTATCTGTCATTTTGTTTTTGCCCTTGTGGGGCCTTGTCTGCCGGGGACTGTATGAACTTTTTATGTTTGGCTGGACACTAATCCCGTAATACAATGGTTGGGAATCCGGCTAGGGTAGCTCCCGAAAAGACGATTAGTCCCCGTCCTGCCGTCAATTCCCTTGGCGACTAAACCTCTGACTGAAGGTTGTTATGCACTTTTATCAATTCCATATTGGCGACTACAAAAGTCACACCCACCACCTTTCTTTGATTGAGGATCTGGCATTTCGCAGACTCCTTGACCACTACTATTTGCACGAAGCGCCCATCAAACAGCGGGACATTGCTCGACAAATAGGCATGAAGGACCATGAGCAAGAGGTTTTGACAGTGCTTGATGAGTTCTTCATTTCCACTGAGCAAGGTTACGTAAGTCCCCGTGCCGATGAAGAAATTTCCAAATATAGGAAGTTCTCAGAGGATGGTAAAAAAGGGGCGGCTATAAGGTGGCTAAAGGGGGGCCATAGGGAGGCTAATAGCCCCCCCAATGCCACCCCAATAGCAACCAATAACCAAGAACCAAGAACCATAAACCATATAAACACACCTGTCGGTGTTAGTGTTGATGTTTGGCAAGACTTTGTGAAACTGAGGAAAGCCAAGAAAGCACCTGTTACAGACAATGTTGTCAAACTGATACAAAAAGAAGCTGACTTGGCTGGCTGGTCGCTCGAGCAAGCTTTGGCTGAGTGTGTTGTCCGTGGATGGCAAAGCTTTAAGGCTGACTGGGTCAAACCCAAGCCATTTTTTGGCGACATTGCCAAAACCACTGTGCCGTCTAGCAATGTCCGTGACCCTGCCTTGCAAAAGCTGGATGAAGACGCAAGGTCCACCAAGCCACCGCCTGCTGAGATATTGGCAAAAATCAGAGAGTTTGCTGGGGTGAAGAATGAATTACTATGAAGCCCACAGGCTACTGGACCGAGTAAAAGATGGGCACCTAGCACCTGTCCACTTGATCAACAAAGCATTGGAATTGACTGGAGACTACGATGGAGAGACTTGGCTTTATCCTTGGTGCGCTGGAACACGACTTGAAGGCGCAACAGAGGGTGGAAATGCATCAGGCGTTAGTCAGGGAGGTAATCCGAATGAGGATTAAAGACCGAGACAAGGCACATCAATGGCTCTATGGGAGGCGTGACGATGGCAAAGAGACAAAAGGGTACATGCAACTTCATCCCACTTCAACACTGGATGCAGATGTCATCGACCAATGGACAAAAGGCAACAGAGGAAGCCCAGGAGAGTGGAAATGAGGAAAAGAACCAAACGCAAAGTCTACCCACTGTTCAACCCCATCGAACATGCGATAGCAGGGGCCTTGATCACTGACAACGAAATCTTAAACAAGTTCCGCTTGCTTGAACTCACCTCAATCGAGTCTTTCCGCACTGGCACAGCAACCAGGGTTGACTGGGAGAATCTTGCCAGAATGATGAATGTTTGTGAGGTATCTGCTGAGATGGGTATCGGAGCAGAAGCACTTCCATCTTGCCAATGCCTTCAGGAGGCCCTTATTGAGGCCCAGGAGCGGTTTAAAAAGATCGGACGATATGGACTGTCAGGCGTGGGTTTAAAAGCCGCCAAAGACGTTTTTGAGTACATCGACCTTCAACGCACCAGCATTGCAAGATCTGAGTTTGAGAAGGTTATCGAAAAGACATACAACCGCATGAAGAGCAAACCCAACTTTGTGGAGTTGGTATGAAGATCTTCATTGGGATCGATCCAGGGTTCTCTGGGGCTTGGGGAATGATCGATCACCACGGAAAGTACTGGTCATGTGGAGATATGCATCACACTGATAAACACATTCAAAGCCGTGCGGTGTGGGCTGAGATGTGTCAAGCCCTTGATCGACAGGACTGCGAGGTGGTGGTCGAGGCCGTGCACTCTATGCCGGGGCAGGGCGTACATTCCGTTTTTAAATTTGGGGTGGCGTTTGGTGGGGCTTTAGCCCTTGCGGAGCGCCTCCATTGCCCCTGGCACATGGTGACACCCCAGAAATGGAAAAAAGACCTCAAGTTGGACTCTGACAAAAACAAAAGTTTGGCCCTGGCAAGAGAGTTATGGCCCTTGGCACCTTTGCAACGCAAAAAAGACAATGGGAGGGCAGAGGCATTGTTGATGGCAGAGTGGTTGAGGAGGCAAGATGGCATATAGCCCGTTACCCGAGTGGGTCCGAAAGAGAAAGATCCAGGAAAGATTTGAAGAGACTGGCAAATCTTGGGGTGGTAAGCGCCCAGGTGCTGGTAGGCCAAGAGGGGACAGACCTACTGCTAAAGATGCAGTTTATGTCCGTATCTTGATAAACAGAATTCAAGAGATGAACCTGAAAGAGTTGGGAGAAGACAACTTGGACAGGGGTGTGCAAGCGTTAATAGACAAACATGTATGAGTTATACACAACTGGAAATTGAAATTTTGCGTTGGGCTGAAGCTCGAAAGATCATCCCCAACAGCAATCCGCAGTCACAATTTTTGAAAGCCTGTAGCGAGATGGGCGAGTTGGCTGATGCACTTAACAAAAAGGATATGGACGGCATCAAGGACGGCGTGGGCGATGTGCTGGTGTGCTTGATCAACATGTGTGCTTTGTTGGACATCAACTTGACTGATTGCTTGCAGTTGGCTTACAACGAAATCAAAGACAGAAAAGGCACCTTGTTGCCCAATGGCGTATTTGTAAAGGAATAACATGGAAGTGGACCCAAACAAGGCGATTAAATACATCCAAGAAAACGCCAAAGACTATGCTGATGCCAAGGGCAGGCGTGTGCATCTAGAGCATTTCTTGAAGACAGTAAAAGCTCAACTGATGAGCGACTCAGACGAAAAGACGCTAGGTGCCCAAGAGGCCTATGCATACTCCCACGGGCGCTACATTGACCAACTAAGCGCATTGAAGGAAGCTGTTATTCAAGAGGAATACTTGAAGTACATGCTAAAAGCCGCTGAATTGCGTATTGAAGTATTCAAAGTGGATGCGTACAACATGAGAGCGGAGATGAGGGCAACTACATGATGTACCGGGATGTCCACCTGCTCAACCTTGCAAAGGGCCAACAGTGCTTGCTCCAGTGCCATCCACAGTGCATGGATGATGAAGGGTCGACCACTGTTGCCGCCCACAGTAACTGGGGTGAGCATGGCAAAGGTAAGTCGATCAAGGCTGAAGACAGCTACAGCGTGTGGGCCTGTTGGAGATGCCACCAACTGCTGGACCAGGGCATGACTGAGACAAGCAAGAAAGAACTTTGGTTGGAAGGCTATGAAAGACAGAAACAAGAATGGCAAAAGATCGCAGATAATCCCACCATAAAGCCCTGGAGAAGAGAAACAGCCAGGAGAGTGTTAGATCATTTAGGAGTGCCCTATGGACAAGATCGGTGAATTCTTTCTTACCCTGCTACATGCCGCCACTAATACACACATTCTCCACCTACAAACCACAAGTTATGCAGAGCATGTGGCCTTGGGTGAGTTTTACACAGAGCTTCCAGAACTGGTGGACACAGTCATTGAGAGTATTCAAGGGCGATATGGTCAGATCATCCAGTATCCCCAAGATTACTTTGTGCCCAGCAATTCAGGCCTGGAAGAGCTAGAAGCACTGAAAACCTATGTGGAGCAAAACAGACAATTTCTCCCGCAAGATAGTGAAATCCAAAATGACGTTGATGCTATTTCCTCACTAATCAACAGCACTTTGTATAAGTTGCGTTTTTTAAAATAATCCCCTGGCAAAAAATGAGTGGGGGGGTCCAAAAAAAAGAGGGGCCTAAACTTTTTGAGGGGGGGGTGTCCTAAATATTTGCAGAAAACACCCCAAAAACCCGTTTGTAAGCACTCACTTACATCACCGCCCCAGTTAGTACTCACTTCGCTACCAATTATGTGAGTACTCACTTCGCAAACCGCCCCAGTTAGCACTCACTTACAAACCCAAAAATGAGGGTTCGCACCGGGTCAAATTATGGGTTTATAAGACCCTAGGATGCCCCACAATGGCACCAATATTTTGCCCCTATGCTACCCCATGCACTCAAAAATAATGGCTTAAAAGGCCCAATATCTGAATGTTAGTGCTCACTTCGCAAACAATCCCAAAAAAACCCCGGTTTGAATCCGGGGCTTATGTGGCATGGTTCGGGTTAAAGTGAATCGATCAAAATCCACAATTGATCGGGTAAGACAATCCGGGTTTGCCGTGGTCCATTGATCGGGTGACAATAAACTAAACCATTGTGTACGCTATCGACAACCCACAAGGCCCCGTCATTGTCCAAGGTTATAGCGCCAATGTTACCGGGTTTGATCATACGGCCCCCATTAGAATTCGCTTTAACTCTGACACGGTGCGCCCCGTAAACCTTGCAAAATCACTTAACAAAAGGTCGGGCGATTGATCATAAAATTCATTAATCCGTGCATGGTCCCATTGTCTCGGGTCATCGTTGATTGTGTGATAAACGGGTTTATCGGTTTGTATCTTAATCATTGTGCGACCTTTGCAAAAAAAACGGTTTGAACCTTGGCTTTTGATTGACCATGTGCGGGAAACCCGACAATAACCGACCTATCCCGAACGGCGCAAAGCTTGCATGTGGCACAAGATACATTGTCCCGATAGGTAGCGGGGCACGTAACTACCATTCGACCCTTTGGGGTTTTAGTGTGGGTCGGTGCATCGATTGGTAGCACGGAAACCACGGGACCCACGTTTAAATCAACCAATTGGTCGGCATGGTCCAATGAATTAGCACTTAAATTGATAATAAAGCCCCAATCATTAGCGGCCTTAATCCATTGGTGATTGGCTTTATCCGTGGTTTTATGAGTGTAAGTAAACCCACGTTTCCCGATATTGGCATGGACCAATTGACCCAATGCTACGGGGTCGATTGTTTCCCCTTGGCCCACAAGGTCCCCAGCGGCATTGTGTCGCCACAATTGACCATTAGGTAAGCTTGCCACGGTATCGCACAAGGTCCCCCAATCGGTCCCACGGTCCCCATTAGTTACTTTGCGCCAATGTATCGCCAAGGGTCCCCCCTTTGCATAACATCCGCCCGTATTGAATGGGCACGAACCGGGGCACGTTTCAGCCCCGCTGATTGATACCGGGATCGGTCCGGTTTTAACGTTTGCACTCTTTAATGTGATTGAATACATATCAACCCCCAAAAAACATAATTAAGGCCAAGGCCAAGGCCGCAAAGCCACAAGCCCACACAATCAAAAGGTCGGTTTTATGCATGGTTGACCTCGGCGGCCTTAATGATTGAAACCCGAACCGCTAACGATGCGTCACCCGTGCTTGTGTGGGCTTGGACCAATTGACGCGATGCGCCAAGCTTTTCAGCAATAGTGCGCCAATCGGTAACGGTGCGGCCTTTGGTTTCATACACTAAAGCCCCATAAACCGTGCCATTGATATCACCGGGACCCATAAGCTTTAAATGGGCCTTAAGCTCTTCAGCGCTTTCCGTGAGGGCCTTAATCTCGGCTTGATAGCGGCCTAATTGGTCAACGATAGTTGATAGGCTTGGGGTTAATTGCATCGTTTTCATGTTGGTTTTCCTTTGGTAATGGCTTGAACCGTTCAAACCATGCGTTATTTTATAGTTAATCAACCAAAGTACATTGGTGGAAACCCTAATAAAGAGGGTAAAACATAGATAAATCTTGATTTTATTTATTAATCAAGTATCCCGAAACAATAGGGAAAGCCAATCAATGGGGAGAAGGTCGATCAATGGGGTGAAAACCGGGCAAAAGAAAAGAAAAGAAAAACACCCCGGACCATGGTTATCAGAGGGGAATCAGTGAGGGGAAGCACAAGGGAAGGGAAGGACTAACCCAAGCCCGAGCAAACCATTGGTAAACCGTAAAACCCTGAAATGATAGGGCTCCCCCCAAAAGTATTCATAAGCCCCACGGACCATTAATTAACCGACCGGTCGGTCGGGTAACTCACAAGCCCATGCCCCAAGCCATGCCAAGCCCATGCACCGGGTCGATCAATGCCCCAAGCCAAGCCCCGAACCGTGCCAAGCCATGCCAATCAATGCCAAGCCCAAGCCATGCCACACCAAGCATGGTTCCACGTGAAACCCCCTGGGGGATATGGAGAAGGGGGTAGGGCTGGAAAGGAGGGTAAAAGAGGGGGGCCCACTCCCCCATTCCCAAATTTTCTATAAAAAGTTTCAGGTCACTCTCCCCCAAAATTTTTTTATCCAAAACTTCTTCCCTTCCTTCTCTCTCTTACACCCACAGCCCCTAGGTGCTTGCCTTTCTTTCCGAGATATAGGTATACTGTCGCCAGCATTAACACGCATGGGGATTGAAGAACATGGTGAACCTTAAGCGACCATGAGTTGAATCGGTGGTATCGAATCCACCCGCAGTCCCCAGCCGTGTTGGATGGTTCATGTGGTTGCCGCACTCTGTTGAGTGTTTGCGCCTCCTCTGGTAATTCCTCCCCAACAACCTATTGAAAGGCATAGTATGTGGTCATTGGCGCACCCTTTGTATGACATTGATGATATGGTTGAGATGAGTGACTCTATCTATGGAGCGGAGATAGATGGGGTGCTTAGTAGAGATAGGGCGGTGTTTAGGCATAGACTGACAGTCGCCACCACTGAACAGATATTTAATAAAGGCAGAGAGTTCATTGCTGTACGCAGGGACCTTGAAGACAAGTTACTGGGATTTTGCTGGTTTGACCGAGGAGGTTATACAACCTACAGCAATGAAGAGATCAGCAACGCCAAGTTCCACCACCTTGATTTGCGGCTACCTGTAAAGACAAGGGTGCGGATGATTAATGAGATGATTGACCAGCATATACTTTGGGCGCATACTTGGGGTGTGCCTGTTGTTTGCTCTACTTCTATTAGGGGGGAGCATGATGGGTTTATGAGGATTCACCAAAAGCGTGGGTTCACAGTCAATGGATCTTACGCTTGGATACGAACTGAGAAAGGTATTGCATGTTTGAAATGAGGCCAGAGGGTTCTAAGGTCACCGAGTTCAAAAAGAACAAAGGTGGTCGACCCAAGTCTATTGTCAACAAAGTCACTGAGTATGGCGCTCACTTTAATAAGCTCAATGAAGAACGCCTATCAAAAGGCCTGCCTGCATTGAAGACGGCTATGGATGTCCTGATTGAGGCTATGCAGTCTGATGAGTTGGACATCAAAGAAAAGTCTAGAATCGCTGAAAAGCTGGCTACCTTTGAAAGTTCAAGGGCACCTATTATCTCGATTGAACACGTTCAGAACATCACCAGAGATGAAGAGGTTGATGCTGATCAGGCGTTAAATGATTTCATGGAATCCCTCAGAAAGGTGTAATATGCTGACCAAGTCTAAGACGGAGAAAGCGTTCTCCAAGAATGTGAAGACGGAAGTGAAGGCGGGTAAGCCACAAGACCAAGCGGTTGCGATTGCTTACCAAATTAAA